TGGGTGAACGTTCCGCGCAGTTCTACAACATCGTTTGAGGTGCCGGGCATCTATGCAGGGCGCTACCTTGTGCGCGTCCGCGCCATCAATGCCGCAGAAATTTCTTCCGGGTGGGGCTATTCGGAAGAGAAAATGCTGACGGGTAAAGTGGGCAATCCGCCGAAACCGGTCGGCTTCATCGCTTCTGATAATGTGGTTTTCGGTATCGAGCTGAGCTGGGGATTCCCGGAGAATACCGGCGACACCCTGAAAACGGAAATTCAGTACAGCCTGACCGGGACTGAAGACGATGCGCTGCTGCTGGCAGACGTGCCGTACCCGGCCAGTAATTACCAGCAGATGGGCCTGAAAGCGGGACAGATTTTCTGGTACCGCGCGCAGCTGGTCGACAAAACAGGCAACGAGTCGGGTTATACGGATTGGGTGCGCGGGCAGGCCAGCATTGATGTTTCCGACATCACTGAAGCCATACTGGAGGACATGAAAGAAACGACGCTTTTCAAGGATGTCGTTGAAAGTGCGATTGACAGCAGCGCAAAAATTGCCGGGATTGTAGAGGATGTGCAGCAGAACGCTGATGACCTCGAACAACAGGCTCTGGCGATACAGCAGAATGCAGACGGTCTGGCGGCAGCAGCGGTGAAAATTGACGAAACTGCGGCCACGCTCGACGGCATGACAGCCGGCGTTAAAAACTCCTCGATAGCAGTGATCCAGAACAGCCTGGCTCAAGTGAACAGCCGCCGCCGGCAGACAGCAGCGAACGCAGCAAACAGCGCGACAATTGACCGCGTCGATATGACGATCGCAACGAATGAGCAGGCAACAGCAACTGCGCTGCTGCAACTTCAGACTAAAAGCGACTCCAATACAGCGACCATTAACGCGCTCTCGCAGACGGTGACGAGCTATCAGCAGTCCACCGCCACGCAAATCACCTCGTTAACGGCCACAGTAAACGGCTTCAGCTCTGCGGTGACGACGAATGCGCAGGCTGTTGCAGACATCAAAGGCAATCTCAACGCGATGTACAGCATTAAAGTGGCTGTCGATTCAAATGGCGTACAGTACGCGGCAGGGATGGGGCTGGGCGTGCAAAACACACCGTCCGGGATGCAGAGCCAGGTGATTTTCCTTGCCGATCGATTTGCGGTGATGAGTCAGGCTGGCGCTGCCGTTACGCTGCCGTTTGTCATCCAGAACGGGCAGACGTTTATCCGCGATACGTTCATTCAGGACGGCACAATCAGTAACGCCAAAATCGGTAATTTTATTCAGTCTAATGGCTATATTGCTGGCTCGGTCGGCTGGCGACTGGATAAGGGCGGCGGCTTCGAGAATAACGGTTCGGTACCGGGACAGGGTTCCATGAAGCAGACCAACCAGAAAATCAGCGTGCGGGATGCTAACGGAGTTCTTCGTGTCCAGATTGGCTACCTTGACGGGGCGTACTGATGGCTTTTGGCGTGCAGACGTGGGACGGCAGCGGTCGTCCTAATAACTATGGCATCAAGCCGGTTTCGGTCGTCGGCATGATTTCCCTCGTGGAGGGGCAGGTCGGCGGCTCCTGGTCATTCCCGGTGCCCGCCGGGTTTAAGCTCGGCTATGTGGTTTCGCTTGATAATGGCGGAACAAAGGTAGGACGGCGGATAGTGGCTTCGGGAAATATCATCACGATTTCGCCAGCCAGCGAAATTGGGCCCGGCAATTACCCGGCTTCAGCCTGCGAACTGGTCGTTTTTATGGAGAGAGCGTAGATGGCTGATTACGGGGCAATGATAGTGCTGGACAACGGGAACCCGTTTGTCACACCGCAGTCAACGCCGTTTTGTTTATACCAGAAAGTGGTGGTGAACTCTGGGGCCAATGGTGTGGCGGTTGCAGAAATACCGATCGACCCTTCATATCCGGCAATCGCATTTTGCCGGGTGTCAAATACCACCGCGCCAACTTTTACTCATGCCGGACGGGTTGGCGGAGTCATTCGGGTGTCATCCGGTACGCCAGTGGGTGCCGCGAATACGCCGCACACACTCACCGCATATATTTTTGCGATCTTCCCTCAAACTCTGCCCGCCTGGGGCTTTGCAATCTGGGACGCCGCCGGGAAGCTGGTGCTCACCAATGAAAGCAGGGTGCTGTCTGACCTGGTCACGGTAGGTACGCCGGGCGCAGGCGGGGGGATTAATATCGACCAGACGCTGGCTGGCTCCTGGGCGGTCGCGCCTGCGACACTGGGAATGTCGTTGTGGCAAACGATGGTTCAGGGACAACCGGTCATTATCAGCGTGATGGCGTATACGGGCTGCCGGTTCGATGGTGTAAACACCCGTATTAATGCTGTCAGCAATCAGACTGGGCAGGGCAGCCCGGCAGGCGGCAGCAATACCGGGATTGTATTAACTGCGATTAACACGGCCGCATACGACTGATTTTTTTCCATCACCAACCCGCCAACCGGCGGGTTTTTTTATGTCCGGAGTAAATAATGACTTATAGCGCAGGTACTATTGCAATTTCTGGCGCCGCGGTAGCAGGCACCGGTACGAATTTCACGGCAGCGGCAAATCAGGTTCGCGCTGGCCAGACACTTCTTGTCCTGACATCCCCGCCACAGATTTTTGAGATTGCGACCGTAAACAGCGCCACATCCCTGACACTCACCGCAGCCGCAAACCCCGTGATTCCGGCTGGCACACGTTACGCCATCCTCACTACTGACGCGCTTTCTGTTGACGGGCTGGCACAAAGCATCGCGCAGCTTGTTAAAGATTACGACGCCAACAGCGCCGCCTGGGAGGCGTTTGCCGGCACAACTGCAAACCAGACCGTTACCGTCAGCATCAACGGGGTGTCAGTAACAATCCCGGCGCTGGGTAAACTGGCCGTGCGGGCAACGAACGGAGCCGTTCCCGTGAGTCAGGGGGGAACAGGTGCAACGACTCAGGCTATGGCGTTGGCTGCACTACTGGGTTCAAGCGCTGTACCCGTGGCGAACGGCGGCACAGGCGCAACAACAGCCGCTGAAGCGCGAAGGGGGCTGGGGCTGGAATACGGAACGACGGCAGGCACAGTTGCTCAGGGCAATGACACTCGCCTGGGCACCGTGAACGGAAAATCGGGAGGATCCATCACGGGTACTGTTGAGGCTGTGATTGCCTCAGCAGAACCTGCATTTAAATCTCCGCTGGCTGCTACTTTTCAGCAGGGTCCGAATCAGTTTCGAAATGTTTTGTCCCATATAGTTCTTGCCAGCCCCGACCAGGTAATGATTCATGACGCCTACGGTGATTCGACAACCATCCAGGCCAGAACGATCGTCCAGTCTGCTTCAGGTGTATTTAAAATTTATACCTATGATCATCAGGGCAACGCAACAGCTCCTGGCTCATGGGTGAATAACTCAGATGAGCGGCTGAAAACAAATATCGCCCGCGTTTCTGAGCCCCTGAAAAAAATGCGCATGCTGCGTGGTGTCACGTGGGATCGCGTTGATGGCGTCCAGTCAGGACAGGGATTTATAGCCCAAGAGCTTAAGCGTGTTTTCCCAACCGCCGTATTTAATTCAGGTGAAAAATTGCTGCCAAATGGCGAACTGCTCAGCGATGTTTTATCTGTAGATTTAGCAGGTGCCGCCGCCGCACTGCATCACGAGGCCATTCTGTCTATCATGGATGAAAACGAAGCGCAGCAGAACAAAATTCAATCACAACAGCTCGAAATTGAAGCAATTAAATCAAACGTGGAAGAGCTGAAGAAAATGGTGGAGGATCTTATCGCTAAATAATTCAGCCCGTTACGCCTGGCGCTTCAATTGATAGCCAAACCCGATATTGATCGGCTTAATGATTGAAATTACTGTATATAAAAACAGTATAACTATCAGGAGTCGATTTTTATGGAATTTTACACGCCAGCAGAACTGCGCGGCATTGTCGCGCTGCCATTATACGGTGACCTTGTCCAGTGCGGGTTTCCGTCTCCCGCCGCCGACTATGTCGAACAACGCATCGATCTGAATGAACTGATGATCCAGCATCCCAGCGCGACCTATTTTGTGAAGGCGGCGGGGGATTCAATGATTGAAGCGGGTATCAGCGACGGCGACCTGCTGGTGGTAGACAGTTCCAGAACGGCGGAGCATGGCGACATTGTGATCGCGGCGGTGGGCGGTGAGTTTACAGTAAAACGCCTGCAGCTGCGCCCGACAGTACAACTCAACCCAATGAACAGCGCCTACTCGCCGATCATTGTGGGTAGCGAGGACACGCTGGACGTTTTCGGCGTGGTGACGTACATCGTTAAATCGACAAACTGATGTTTGCCCTGGTCGATGTGAACAGCTTTTACGCTTCGTGCGAAACGGTGTTCAGACCCGATTTAAAGGGGCGGCCCGTTGTTGTTCTTTCGAATAACGACGGGTGCGTTATTGCCAGGAGCGCCGAGGCCAAAGAAATTGGCATAACGATGGGTGAGCCGTTCTTTAAGCAGCGCGATTTATTCCGGCGCTATAACGTGGCCACGTTCTCCAGCAACTATGAGCTGTACGCGGATATGTCGAACCGGGTGATGACGACGCTGGAAATCATGAGCCCCCGCGTCGAAATTTATTCCATCGATGAGGCATTTTGCGATCTCACCGGCGTGCGGAACTGCCGGAACCTGGAGGACTTTGGAAAGGAAATCCGGGCCACTGTTTTGCAGAATACCCACCTCACCGTGGGCGTCGGCATTGCCCAGACCAAAACCCTGGCAAAGCTGGCGAACCACTCCGCGAAGAAATGGCAGCGGCAGACCGGTGGCGTCGTCGATTTGTCGAATGTCGATCGCCAGCGCCGGCTGATGTCCATCGTGCCCGTGGAAGACGTCTGGGGAGTGGGGCGGCGTATCAGCAAAAAGCTGAACGCCATGGGGATCACCAACGCCTGCCAGCTGGCTGACACCTCGACCTGGGTAATCCGGAAGCATTTTAACGTCGTGCTCGAGCGAACCGTGCGGGAGCTGCGCGGCGAACCCTGTCTTGAACTGGAGGAGTTCGCGCCGGCCAAGCAGGAAATTGTCTGCTCCAGGTCGTTCGGTGAACGCGTAACGGAATACGAGCAGATGCACCAGGCAATCTGCAGTCATGCTGCGCGTGCTGCGGAGAAACTGCGTGGTGAGCACCAGTACTGCCGGTACATATCTGCTTTCGTGAAAACCTCGCCATTCGCCATCAACGAGCCGTATTACGGCAACAGCGTGTCCGTGAAACTTCTCACCCCCACCCAGGACACCCGCGACATCATCAACGCCGCGGTGCGCTGTCTGGATAATATCTGGCGGGACGGCCACCGGTACCAGAAAGCAGGCGTAATGCTGGGCGACTTCTTCAGCCAGGGCGTGGCGCAGCTTAATCTGTTCGACGACGCGGCGCCGCGCCGGAACAGTGAAAAACTGATGACGGTTCTGGATCAGCTCAACGCCAAAGAGGGAAAAGGAACTTTGTTTTTCGCGGGGCAGGGAATCCAGCAGCAGTGGCAGATGAAAAGGGACATGTTGTCGCCGCGCTACACAACAAGATTTTCGGATCTTCTTAGGGTTAGATAAGTAGTTTTAAGTCCGAATTTCGTCCGAACATGTCCGAAATTTTTGCTAATAGCTTGATTTTGAAAGCATGAAAAACGCCGTTTGATTGGATAGAAATTAAGCAATTCAGCGGCTAACTTATTGAATAATGGTAAAAGATATGATTTAAGGCGAGAAAAGGAATCGTATTCGGTCTTTTTTTATCTGTTTGATTTTCAGGCAGATTATTTTTGCTTAACCATTCCGTGGGAAAACCGCTACGCCTGAACGTTAACAACCATATCACAGACGCCCTGGGCAGCGTCCAGAGCTTTTTTTGTCGTGATTGAGAATTCGCCAGTGAAAAGAAACCAATAAGTTCTAAAATAATGACTTAGCCGCACCCTCCAGGAATATTTTGGAATCTGGATCAAATAATAATAATTTGCATTTGTCGCTATCTTGAACAGAATAATCTTATGAGCTATTGTGCCTTTCATCCCTTACAGAGCTAACGCCAACACCATGAGCGCCGGAGATAAGCGCCGGAAGGGAGACAAGAAGGCCTGCAGGAAGCAGGTTTTTTTGCTTTTACAGCTCACTTAATCTGCTAAAAGTTCCAGTAACCTGCCTGTCTCATTCCAGAAATCATCAAATCTGCCGTTTCGTGGCCTTTCGGGCAGCCATCGCTCTCCTGCATGCGCACTATACTGTGGTAATTGACAGGAGGAGCGATGTATCAACGTATCGATGCCAGTCAGTGGCGTGCAGTCTACATTGTGGGCGATCTACATGGCTGTTTACGTGAGTTCGCGCAGGCATTGCATGGCGTACGTTTCGACCCCTGGCAGGATTTAGTGATAAGCGTCGGCGACGTTATCGATCGCGGTGAAGACAGTGCCGGATGTCTGGCGTTAACGGAATGTCGCTGGTTTCGCTGTGTGCTGGGCAACCATGAGGCGATGGCGCTGGATGCCCTGGACGGTGGTGATTACGCCTTATGGTATCTCAATGGCGGAAGCTGGTACACGAGGCTGGCAGGCGCAGCCCGCAAGCGCGCGGAAAACCAACTAATGCGGCTGAAGACGTTTCCGTTAATCATTGAACTGGTGCTAGCGGAACAACGCATCATTATTGCCCATGCGGATTATCCCGCCGATCACTACGCGTGGCAGCAACCCGTTAAACGCATGCCGGTGCTATGGAATCGCGAGCGGCTAAGCCGGTGTATGAAAGGGGAGGTTCACTCTATTAGCGGGGCGGATGCCTTTTACTTCGGGCATACACCGCTGAATGCCCGTTTCGACTGCGGAAATTTACACTACATTGATACCGGCGCAGTATTCGGCAACAGCCTCACGCTGCTGCGCCTGCAATAATTAGAAGTCACTGTATTCCTGTGCCGGGCTCCAGAAACTGTCGATGAAATCCTCTACCGGATAACAGCCGCCATGACGCAGACGTTGTTCGTCCATCGCGCGCACACATTGTTGTTCAGTATTAAATACATCCACGACGATGTCGTTACACCCGCCGTCCAGATAGCAAACAAACAAAACCAGTGCGAACAT